CGATGTGAATCTTTGATTCCATCTAGTCCTTGATAGTCAAGGATTGGTGCCCACTTCTCCTGCAAATATTCTGCATTGAACATTTGCATTTGTTTTACCTCTAGTTAAAATGTGTTAGTTTGATTTGCTTATGATTTAAAAATCACTTATTAGATGTTCTGCTGAGAACTGACAAGTATCTTTCCATAGCACCACTTACTTGGGATGCATTTGAATAATCTACTTCTTCAGATAGATTCTCAGTGACTTCTTTTTGAGTACTAGTGCTATTAATTGGGAAGTATGATTCCCTCAAAGTTACCAGTTTCTCACGATAGTTTGCTTCACTATCAAACTCAACATTTTCAGCAAGAGAAGCGAGTTTGTCCTTCTGAGAAAGTGCAAGACCCTCAGCGACATCGGCAAAGATTACATCGGCAACTGACTCTGCTAATCTGTTATTAAGAGCAATATTTCTTTCGATTTGCTCGTTGAGTTTTTGTTCCATTTCATCAAGTTTATCTACCATACTCTCGATTACATCATATTTCTCTTCAGGGATTGCTACATAATGATCTTCAAAAAGACCTCTCATTCCCAGAAGGAATGATTCAGTCATTTCAGTTTTAAGGCCTGCTTCAATAGCGAGTGCATTTTCAGCAACCCACTCGTCGGCAACATACTCAAGGTATGCATCGACTCTTTCTACAAGGCCTTGCTTAATAATTTCAATTTCTTCTATGAGAGCATTCCCATAGGTTTCTTGAAGTTCTTCTTTGATTTCTGCAACCTTAGATCTGATTGCAGTCTCAAAGATGGTACGTGCTTTCTCTTGGAATTCTTCGGAGAGTTCTTCGCCAGCAAGAAGAGCATTGACATCTTCTTCGATGTCAAACTCTTCCTTCATTTCATCTTCGTCCCCATCTCCATTATTCTTTTTCTTCTTATCATCTTCTTCGGATGTAGAAGGATTCTTAGTACCATACTCCTTCTTATCTTCTTCTTTGTCCTTTTTGCCACCTTCTTCTTCCTTCTCGGAAGCTTCTAAAAGTGCCTCGTCTTCATCATACTCGGCATCTTCTTTTGCAAGTCCCTGCATAGGATCTGCAGCTGCAGCCTTGGCATTAACAATATTCTTAACTTGTTGAAGAGTTGCGCCAGGAGTATTGAGTCTTGCGGAATTATCGTCTGTGCGATAATTTTCTGGAGTAGGTCCACCCAAATCTTCCCAGGCACCGGTTTGTCCAGGAGCAATTCCAGTGGACAACTTTGGCATTGGTTCAGCAGGTGCGGCTCCTTTGGTTACTACGTTTTCCATTTCTTGTAAATTGCTACCAACGGACATTTTAGATCTTGTGTATAATCTATATTTATTTATAAATTAAAGATTTGCTAAGAAATCTTGAAATAATTCAATTTTATGTTCCTGAAGTATTTTTTCATCAATAAGAGTATTAATTCTACGCTTAGTTTTCTCGGCAAGTTTTTCACGAAGAACTCCACCTTCCCAAACCCACTCCTTTCCTTCCATAATTCCCTGAACAAATGCGTCAGGAGCAGAAGGATCGGCAACAATATCGGCAGCGGTTGCTAGCATAAAATCTTCACCAACAATTTTATGACCCTCATTAGTTAATCTAAGTGAACCTACACCACGAGAAGAAACTCCAAGACAAACGCCTTCACCAATAAGTGCCTTAGCAATCTTACCCATTGGAGTCTCTAAGAGTTGAGCCTTACCAATAAAATTGCTTCCCTTTTGTTCAAGAGAAATAATTTTATGAGAAACTCTATCAAGATTGACGGTAGGACCGTCTGGATGACCAAGTTCCCCAAGAGCACGACCCCTATTAATAAAGGACTCATTGTATCTCATTACCTCTTTTGCAAGAGTTTGCATTGGATACATTCTGCCGTTACGATTGCAGATATCACCTTGAAGGAAAACTCCTTCAATAAACATTTTCTTTTGAGCACCTTTGCCTTCGGTGATGAATTTGACTTGTTGTACTTCTTCGGTGATGAGTTTCATTTTAGTTTGTGAACGCTACTTTATTTGCTTTAATTGCCACTGATGTCCAAATAACATCGGTACTAAGTTTTTGTAGGAATTCCACAGATGAACCGGGCATTGTAAAGAAATTTGTGGTCGCGGCGCCAACCGAAGTATTTAATCCGACGGTAACAATTCCGGTTTGGTTGTTGAATATACGAACACAAGTTGCCTCACCAATACTGGTTGCAGTACCGGCAGTAGTTGTGGTATTTACTTCAGTTGTGATGACCTTTGTGATTTGCATTATTCTTGATCCTCAACATCTTCCCCACCAAACATTGCAGAAGCAACATGTGGTCTAGCACCATCAACTCTTTCCGCTGCCTTAGCAAACAGTAGATCTTTGATTTTATCGGTAACTTCTGAAGCAGAAGAATCTGTGGCAATCAAATCGATAAGTTCTTCCATAAAAATTTTAATGTATTATTATAATAATTATTTATATCTCTGCTTTTTTAGTATCTTTTTGCATCTGAGCATTTGTCTGTTGTCCTTGCTGATCAAGATTTGGATCTTCGGGAATTTCTCCTAGTGGATTTTGAATTCCCATGCCAGAATCCATTCCCATTCCAGGATCTCCTTCTGCTGGTGGCAAAGGTTCGCCAGTAATTGGATCTATTGAGTTTGGATCTGGAATAATTCCCTTCTTGATTTCGGTCTTAATTTGTTGATCAATTTCAATGATCTCACTATCAGTCTGACGAAGAACTTTTCTACGGACATATTCTTTGGAGAAATATTTTCCAATATAAGGTTCAATCGTTGCAAGAGTACCAAGTCTTTCATTCAGCAGTTCTGATTCTTTTAATTCTGAAAACTGATTATCATACAAGAAATCATATTGAATATGATCAGTCATCAAATCCCAATCTTCTGGACTAACAATATTCTTCAAAACTAGTTGTGTTTTGAGCATATCATTAAACATATTTGCAAAACGCTTTCTCAAACGACCTACAAATTTTGCAAATTTCAATTCATCTCTCAGAATTTCTGATGAACGCCCAAGATTAAATCCATCTCCACCACCAGCAATTCTGGATTCTGGAACATTGAGTGATCTGTAAAGTTTTTTCTGAAAATACTCAATATCACTAAGTTCTCCAAGATTCTGTCCACCAGGAAGAGTTGTGATTTCTGTTCCACGACCACCTTCTCTACGTGGTAACCAGAAATCTTCCATCATAGACATAAACTTGCGATCATCACGAACTTCGCCAGTTCCTGCATCATAAACAAGTTTATTTCTGTAGCGAGACATAACCTCTTTGAGATATTGTTCTGCCTTTACCTTTGGGAGATTGCCAACATCAATATAGAAAATTCTACGTTCTGGAGCACGAGACAGTCTATAGATAACAAGAGAATCTTCAATCATTCGAAGTTGATTGAGTGCCTTAATTGCCTTGTGTAGATATGAAAGAATAGTACCTTTGTTTCTATCTATCAATCCAGAAGTAACATATGTGATAGAATCCTTTGCAATCTTAATTTGTTTTGTGGCACCACCACCAGATATCATTCCTGGAGATGGATATGATGGTATAGGTGAGTATAGAAAATATTCTTCTATTTCCGGATAAAATACCTTGTCAGTTTCCTGAATGGCATTCATATTCATCATGCCATTCTTATTCGCCTTCTTTTCTTGACGAACAAATTTCATTTTCATGGGATCAATATATCTCAGATCCTGAATACCCTCTTGAGGTTTTTTAATATCAATAACCTTTAGATAATATAATTTGCCATCAACATACCAATTTCTAAAAATCTCATGGGATTTTTTATCAAAATCCAATAATTCTTTAATATATTTGAATTCTTCTCTAATTTTTTCCTTTAATTTATCACTTGCATTTAAATTTGAAAGTTCAATTTCAACTGGAGAATCATAAAGATCACTTACAATTGCTTCATTTACAACATCTTCAATAGCACCATCACACTCAGGATGAAGTGCCATTTCACGATATCTTTTGATTAAATCGAATTCAGTCCTATAGACACCTTCAATGTCCAGATACTGTCCATAAAATCCACTTGCAATAAAATTGTCTACCCCGTCGTCATTGTTAGGTGGAACGGGGGAGACAATGGATTTAGATTTTAACTTATCATTAGAATCATCAATCGAAAATCCAAAAAGTTTTGCCATCTTATAAGTTTAGACCGTATGTTCTATTTAGTTGATATTGCCACCACCAGCATTTGTTCCAGTACCCTTAACTGCTTCCCACCATTGAACTTGGAATTCGCAAG